GGGCGTCTTCGAGTAGAGAGGGCATCTTGACAAAGACGGTCGTGTCATTGCTGGTGAGGCTCTGTAGGCTCTGCACCATTGATCGCATGGCTGTAAGAGACCATCCATGGTCGTCAACTAAGAACTGGAAATTCTCTTCGTTGAACACTCCGAGAAGGAAGCGATTTTCGACTGAGTCCATCAACTCGGCCCACTGGGTGGAATCGAATGCCGAACCGTCGATACAAACTGACCAATAATCGTTCTTGAGATGGTCGATGTACCATTGTTTGTAGTCGTCTTTACTCCATCCGTGAGAGAACTCGGGCAATACTTCTTTGATTATAGGGAAGAGCAAGGACTGGATATATACAGTCCACCCGCAATTCCATGCAGGCGGGACAAATATATTCCTGGGCCGGGATGATTCTCCCTCCATATAAACGACGGAAGGGTCGTTGAGCCCATAGTAAGATTCTCCGCTTTTCACCATGGAGCCGAATGGATGGATCATTTCAATGACGTATCCATTCTCCCATTGGAGATACTCCTGAATAGACCTTTTCAGGTATTTCTTTTTCTTACCTTTGGTCCAAGTTTCTTTGGTTTGGATCCATTCAGTGAAGCTCCATTTCGATGATATCTTGCTCTTACGGATTCTCCACTCAGTGTTAAACTTCTGGATGATGTCATCGATTTCGGGATGAATCTGGCTTTGGAAATCGATCAAGTCTTCTGGATCATAGTGGCATCTGGGCTTGATGTGTCTGTGCTCGATGGCAAAGGCCGCGTTGAGGTCGCTATTTCCCCATTCAAATTCATAGATTCTACGGTCTTGCCTATCTTGTATGAGCATGCCGGTTCTTCGGGCTTCCACCATTGGGTCGAAGACCCGTCCGTCGGGCTTGTAAAACACACCTGAAGCTATCTGTCTCTTGACGTTTGCCTGGACGAGGTCCAGCCGGTGGTTGAGATCTTCCCATTTCCCCTCTTGTACAATCATTGACTGTTCGGAACTTCTTTCCTCGGGGTGGGGTTTTATCGCCAGGAAAGGGATTCGTTCAGGCTTCGCCACTTTCTCCACGATATACTTTTCACTCTCCTTGTCGTCATATGGCAGAGTATCGTAGTAAGCGGAGTCCCCTGATGGGAGAGCGGGGTATCCGTTCTTTGCTGATTCAAGGAGCGTGATGCCGATCTCCTAAATTGTCTTCTCTTCCACATGTGTGATCTTGGGCACGTTCTTGGCCTCGCCGTTGAGAAGAGCTTCTTTATATGGAGCCACTTTTGTTCTCT